TGCGGAAGTGCAGATAATCTCTTCGATGTCGCCCGCTCCAGCCGAGGATCGACCTAGAACCTTGTCCGTGGCCGAGACATTCTGAATCTTGGCGTAGGTCACCGCATCGTTGGCAATCTTTGCGGTGGTGATTGCCGTGTCTCGAATGTGGTTGGTCGTGACTGCACGGTCCCCATCCACGGATACGCTGTCGGCCAACTTTGCGGCAGTCACCGAGTCATCTACCAGCATGGCCGTGGTGACGGACTCATTGATATTCCGGGCCACGCCGAAGTTTCGGGCATTGATGGCCACACCGCTAGCGATTGCGGTATCAAACACCAGAGCCGTTTCCGTGATTGTGTAGGTATCCGGATACTGGATCACACCACCAACCTCGACAAGGAACATCTCTTCAGTCAGATTCAGAGGTGCGGGACTGAAGGCATAGGTCGCGGTGTTTGCTCCAGTCCAAGCCCAGACCTGAGGCGTAGTCGTTGCTCCACCGTACAGGGTAGCCGTGGTCAACTGGGCCATCGTGACGGCATCCTGAGCATCAGTGCCATCGGCAAGGTTGGTCAGTTTCTTGGCCCCGGCATCCCAATGGGTCTGGGCAAGATTGAGAGGAAGGGCCCCTGAACCCGTGTCCTCGGATTCCTGCGCGATGTGCAGCAGGCCCTTGGCCATGTTGTCGAGGTCTTCCTCGGTCAGCACGGAAGCATCGTTGAAGTTGACGATGTTGCCTTGGAACCCCGAGACCGTGCTGGGAGTCTCCCGCTGGATCCTGATGATTACCCCGGTTGCGGGAGCGGTGGTGAACTGAACCTTGGGAGTAGCCGTGTTCAGGTCAACGAACGAATACCCGGTGGCCAGAACGTCATTCAGGTAAACTTTCAGGAACCCGGAACTAATCCAGCCGTCAATTTCCGAGAAGGAAAAGAGGGTGGTGGACCCGTTTCCGGTGTGAAGTTTGTAACTGTTGGGCATTTTGGTTCCTTAGATTAGTCCTTGTTCTTCTTGCGGCGAGGCTGCTGTTCCGGGAGGCCGTATGCATCGGCAATCTCGTCCTCAAGGATGTTGAAATAGTGCTTCAACCCCGGGAGATTCTGGGCTGGAGCCAGCAGGCGCATCTTGTGCAGGGTTCCCCGGGTGATCTCCCTTTCGAGGGTAAGGTCGAATTTCTTGCCCACAGAGGCTCCGTACAGGTCTCCACGCACCTCCCAAGCCCTGCGGACCATGGCTTCTCCGGGGAATCCAGCCCACCCAAGACCGCTATAGCGATACTGGGAGAACAACGGATCCTCATCCACGAAATTGGTCCAGAAGGCATCCGTGGCCCGGACAGGCAGGAAGAATTCAGCAGGTCCGTTGGTCGCACCCCTGAGGAATCCTCCGATGGTCAGCCGTTCCTCTGCCTCTTCCATCTTTTCCTTGTCCCCGGCGGCCTTGTAGGACTCGTAGTCCGCATAGGTACGCAGGTATTGGATCGTTCCTGCCAGAAGCATGGTCGCTCCAATGTCCTGAACCACCTCGGCAGAGGCCCCGTTTCTGGCTCGTCCAGCGTTCTGGATCAGGAAGTTGTCCACGCCCTTCAGGTTGAAGGTCTGGAACTGGGTCAGAAGACGGCCCCACCAAGAGAACAGGTTCTTGTGGAAGTCGCCCCGGGTAGGCACATCCTGAATGCGGGTGGTGACGGTCCTCTGGACAAGCGACTTGACCAGATCCATCTCCACGGCATCAAGGTTCTTCAGGCCCGTGATCCGGTCACCCATGAAGCCCCTGCGAACCTCGGCATTCTCGGCCACAAACTTGATGACCCGCTCGTATTCATCCGGCTCAAGACCAAGGGTACGGATGGTGGCCGCGCTCATGCGCTTCGCGCCCTTGCTCACATCGTAAAGATGCTGAAGAATGCCCGCTGCCGCCAACTGCTGGGTGAAACTGGTGATGGGAGCCAGACCGCTGATGTCCGACAGCACATTGGATGCCCCGTCAACGGCCCGCTTGGCATATCTGTAGCCAAGACCGCCTCCCGTGTCATATCCGGAGGGCGATCCGGTGACATCCATGAAGGATCGCCGCAGTCGGTCGGTGGAAGGAGCAAACCAAGTATCGATGAACGAGGCAAAGTTCTTCGATTCCCTGTCCAGATTCTTGTAGTTGCCGATCATCTCCGACATGATGGGCATCTGCCGCAGGATCTGCCGCCACCCAAGGGTGGACACCAGTCGGCTCACCTCTCCGAAGGCGGCAAGACCGAACTGACCGCCCGTGGTCAGGTATCCGTAGGGAATCATTATGCCGAGAACACGGTCCATCAGGCCCGCAGAACCGCTGTGGATCGGCTCATAGCGCAAGGCCGCAATGACTTCACGCAGTCCCTGCTCATGGCCAGCCTCAATTTCGCCACCGATCTTCCGTGCAAGGCCAAGCATCTCGTCAACCGTGTTGACCTCCACCACATCCTTCAAGACTTCTCCATCCTTGGTCACATAGCGAGGTCCAAGGATCCCACGGATGCGGAGTTCGTCGTTGAACGCATTGATAAGCCTGCGCTCGTTGACGGCTCCCATGACCGAGGTCAGGTACTTTCGGAAGACGAAAGGCAGATCATCGTTGGTCAGGTCTGCAATCGACAGCGTTGCCTTGCCGTCACCGAGGTGATCCCCGGTCATGCGAACCGAGGAGGTCTCATCGATCAGGATTCTGCCACGGCCGAACGGGGTACGGCTCGGGGTGTTTGGCTTGATCGGACCAGCCAGTTCACTGAGGGCATCGAACAGTTCCTGCTCATGCTGGAGGGTGGGGGCATTCTCGGTCTTGGTGGCAATGGCGATCAGGCGGTTGGAAAAGGCAATCGCGGCCTGATCGATGTCCTCCGTGAAGGTCTGCTCCACGCCGTCGATCACGACCCTGCGACCACGCTGGTCCATTGCCTGACGAACGAGGGCAATCAGGTCCTTCTTTCCCTCTTCGGTCGTGGCCAGACGGCGAATCTTGTCGAACCGCCACAGGCGAGGCATGTAGTTCACCACGGCAGATTTGGTGAAGCCACGTACTCCCGCCTGCTCCGCGATGTTGTGGACCTTGTTCAGCAGTTCACGGAAGCCCTTGGCAGCCTCGTTGACGGACTCAAGGGCATCGTCGTAGGTCCCGGTGCGGAGTTGCTGGGCCACCCGCTTGTTGAACTCCCGGCGAACCTCGGACTTTCCGAAGGCCGTCTTGAACAGGCCCATCAGGTTGACCTGCTCGACAGAAGCATTTGCGTTTCCGTTTCCAAGAGCAAACCGGATGTACTGGTTCCGGTATCCACGAAGGAAACCGAACATCAGCATGTGCAGGGTGGCCGTTCCAGCCTCCATCACGGCCTGCTTCTGTGCAACGCCAAAGGATCGGCGGGCGTGGAAGCCCAGCCATGCGATGGTCCGTGCGGCTCCGTTGTTGGATTCAAGCACACGGGCTGCCTGATTTCCGATTGCGCTCCAGAAGGGCAGTTTTTCGATCAGGAACCGGGAAGCCTTGGGTGCGCTGTCGAAGGTGGCATCAGGAGCCAGACCAGAAGGAGTTTGCTGGCGTGGGCCGATGAAGTCAACAACCTCTCCGGTAGCCGTCCTTGCCCCGGGAACAGCCGTCATTTTCTTCAGGAGGCTGTCGGGGATGTAGATGCCCTTGCCTTCCTTGACCCGCTTGTTCACGATCTGGGCAACAGCCAGTCGGCGGGCATTGGTGTCCAGCACTTCCTTGCCCTTGGCATTGACCCGGGTCGGGGGCTTCTGGGCAATGGCCCGCAGTTCATCCACGATCTCACCGATGGCCTGCCGATTGACCGTCCCGCCACGGGCCTTGATTTCCTGAAGGACTTGGAAGATCAGGGACTTGGGGTTGGCGGGGTCAAGGTGTTCGCCGTTCCTGAAGGCAACATGGATCGAATCGATCATGTCATCCCGCACAACGGCATCCTGCACGGTACGGTCAATCCCTCCGATGAAGGCCCGATCCTTGGTCCGGATCTTGGCTGCAACCTCGGGATCAATCCTCTTGCTGACCTCTTCCCAGAACTTCTTGTTGAATGCCCCTCCGGTCAACTTGCTGCGCTCGGTGACGATCAGGGCCTCGGTGACCTTGGCAAAAACATCGTCGCTCAGGCGCATCCCGGCAAGGGACAACTCGAAGGCGGCGGCCTTGATTGCCGAGCGGATCGGAGGAACGGTCCCCGGGATGGCGAAATCCGCAACACGGCCTTCGATTCGCTGCCAGTCCCTCCAGAGGTCCTGTCCGATGCGGAACGCCTCCGTTTCAAGGCTTCCC